TCTTACCTTTTAAATTATGAAGTTTCTCTAACTTATTACCAGAACCCATTACCCCTTCTTGTTCTTTTGTAAGGTCATCAATATTGGATTGTATGATTTGATTATGCTCAATATGAGTATCAATCTCAACACCTAAAGTCTTAATCTTACCTTCTTTATTTTTTATATTCTCCTTCCCACGAGTTTCTACTTCATTAATAAATCTTTCCTGCATCTCCACTTTATCATTAAGTGATTCTTTCTTAAGTTCGAAAGTTCTTGTCTCTTCTTTAATCTGACGTATTTTATCTTTAATTAAATTATTCATTGATGAGAATATTTTAATATCCAAAAGATCCTCAATAACTTCTCTTCTATTAGGAGCAGTCAATTGCATAAAAGGAACAAATGTACTAGAACCTAAAATAACAATCTGAGTAAAAGACTTATAATTCATCTTAATTACATTCTGCTCTAACCACTTCTGTTGATCATTAGCAGAGGAAGATTGATCTAATACCTTACCATCCCTATAAATCTCAAAAATATTTGGTTTAATCCCTCTAACCACTTTCCATTTTATTCCACCCAATGAAAATTCTACTTCTACCCTACAATCCTTTTCATTAGTGGAATTAGTTAATTGACCTTTACTTATCCTACGAAAAGGTTTATTAAACAAACTAAAAGTCAATGCATCAAGAACAGTACTCTTACCTGCACCATTAGTTCCTACGATTAATGTAGTAGAACTTTTATTAAAAGCAATTTCTGTATATTGATTACCAGTACTTAAAAAGTTTTTCCAACGTATATTCTCAAATAAAATCATGTTTTTCAGATGGTGGAATTACAATGTCATTGGGTGTTATAACAGTAAAGTTGTAGTTATGAACATGACACGTTTTAAGCATCACTTCATCTTCAACTTCAACTACATTCATTTCGGGATAACCTTCATCTTCCAGTTGATAAGCAAATCTAGTAGCATCATCCGAATCTTCAAATAAATAAAGAACTTGTCCACCATCATCATCAGTAGCAGAATAAGCACCCTGACTTTCTTTACCAGCAACAGTTAGGATATACATCAAACTAACTCACATGCCTCTTGATATATTTCTTGAATCATTTTTTGGACAGTTGATTTGTCAAGATTTATCTCTGCTTCCTCAATATATCTATTAAGAATAGAGAGAGTATCTTCTGATTCAAATGCTTCGAAATCTTCAGACTCCTGAATAACGAAGTTCTCAATTATTTTGAGTTCATGAACATTAGAATTATACATCTTATCAACAAATTTTTCAAATTTCTTAGGATTAGTTTTTTTCCTAACAATAAGTTTTACAATTTTACCTTCATACTCACGGGTATCAAAGGTCTGATAATCATTATCTTCATAATAGATGTTATAGAAAATCCTATAAGGATTATTAATTGGAGTATGTTCTAAAGTATCAGTATCAAAAATATGGAATCCACGAGTATCTTCTAAATCATTCCAATATATTTCATATGGATTACCTAAGTAGTAGATGTTGTCTTGGTTTGATCTTGTATGGTAATGTCCTGAGAAGACTCTTTCAAACTTCTTAAAGAGATTGCAATCCGTACCTGATTCCATGACATACCCTCTATGAATTCTAAATCCTTTGAGCTCAAGGTGCCCCATCGTTACTGGGCAACTTGTTTTTTCAATAAGTTTAAGAGTAGTTTTTTGATTTTCATTATTAATCCAAGGTACAAGTAATATATTTAATTTATCTACCTTTATCTCTGTTGCTTCTGAATATATGTGTATATTATCATATTCACGCAACAATAAATCTATTGCATTTACTTCATTTGTATTCTTATAATATGCCGTATGATTACCAACAATAGTATGAACTGTACATCCTAATTTTTCTAAACGATCAAAATAATTAACCTTTGACCAAGCAAGGGCAGAAAAATCTATTCCCTTTCTACTATCAAAAGTATCACCCATATCAATGACCGTGGTGATACCTTCCTTCTCAATAGTGGGAAAGAAAACATCGTTATAGAATTTTAGGAAATAATCATGAAAAACTTTAGAGTTTTTCCTGCATCCGAAATGCTGATCCGTTATGATTGCAACTTTCATCAGTTACGCAACTTGGCATGTACCGCATCTTTAATTTGATTATAGTCAGAATACTTGTCGCCGTCAATCTTATTACTGTCATCAAAGACTTCAGAATAACCAGACTTCTCAATAATCTTATTCTTAATCTCTAATTGACGTTTTTCTCTTTGTATTCTACGAAGAAATGCGTAATGTATAATTTGTGTAAAATATGCAAAAGGATTTCTGGATTTTTCAGGATTAAAATTATGTATGTACTGAACGCAATTTTCTATTCCATCTGAGATCATGTCCTCTTTGAACATGTAATTAACAAAATTTGGTTTAAATGATAAATGATTTGCAATCTTTAGAAAACATTCGCCAATATATCTAGGAATAACTGGTTTGGTTTTATCTTGCAATCTTGCAATTTCAATATCTTCTTGATATTTAATTAATGCATTAAGAAACTCTTTATTGTTAACATAGTGCTCAGATCTTTTACGTTTAGCCATAGGTCTAATTATTGCCATAGGTCTTAGTCACTAGTATGTAGATATTATAACATTTCTACATCCAGTTGACAAGTATCATTAATCCATATAGAATAACTCTGTTAGGGTTCAAGGGTTAGGTATAGATTAACTCTTAGTATCTTTAGGACTTTCAGTAAATATTTTTTCTAGAAAATTTCTAGCATCATCTACAGTGGCAATATATCCCATTCTTCTACTCATTTTCGGTTGACTAAAAGGATCTCTTTGAGAATCTCTTAGAAAATTTTGATACATATGAATCATTTCAGGATCAGATGATTCTGACATAGTAATAACATGATCCAAATTAATTACAAACATATCATCTTTTGTAGTTTTTAACCAAGGTTCTACTTTATATCCTACTAAATTTCCTTTTGATTTAATTTCATTAATTGTAATTGGATGATGAACAATCAACATTACTCGATTTTCTTCGTCGGACGCAGCGACCTTGGCGAATATTTCTTCACCTGATTTAAGTTTTAATGTTGCATAAAAATCGTCTTCTATCATTTCTTTAACTGTATTGTGATTATCTCATAATTAAAGTTCTCTTCATTGTAAATTTTAATTCTTTCGATGAAGTGGTTTAATGTATAATTTCTGCGAGAGTTGTGAGTACAATCGTCAGCAATATCATATAAAATTGCCTTTACTTTGTTTGTACTTTTTCGTAAAACCCTCCCGATGGACTGGAGATTTCGGATTCGAGATTTGGAAGGCGAAGCAAACACAACATTATGAAGACTCCTAATATTAATACCAGTCGAGAAAGTACCATAAGAAGCAACGATAATTGCATTATTTTCAGTCTCAGTGATTTCTCTAACTAGTTCTCTTTCTTCAGCGTCTACACCCCCGTGAATAAAGAATACTTTCCTATCACTATCCTTATTTGTATTTATCTTTTCGAAAAGCACTGCACCATGTGCTTCTACTCGTGAAAACAGTACAAGAGTATTTCCTTTTAAATCTAAAGTAAGATTGGTTATAAATTTAGTCCGTTGCTCATGCTCAATAAGATATTGTATCTCATCTTGATAGGTATCAAATTTCTGTGGAGGATGTTTAAGTACAAGACATTGAATATCTAATTGAGAAAGATGACCTTGTTTCATTAATTCATCTGTTCGTGTCACTTTATAAGCTGGACCAAACAATCCTTCTAATACCCACTTATGAGTTTGAGTTCCATCTAATGTTCCTGTAAATCCAAATCTATATTTTGCATGATGCAATTTTGTCATTATAGATACTAAGGACTTACTCTTAAAAAGATGTGCTTCATCACCGATGATTACATTATAGTCCTCAAAGAATGATCTTTCTAGTTTATAGACAGATTGCCAAGTAGTAATGGTGACAGGATATTCATTAGTTTTTTCTTTTCCAGAATATATGCGGTGGCAGTATGACTCAGCATCCCAACCATAGTCCTGAAAATCTTTGTACATCTGCTCTACGAGAGATGTCGTGGGAACAATTAAAAGAATTTTTTCGCCTTTACCAATATAATATCTTACTAAGGAGTAAATCATCAACGATTTACCAGATGCAGTGGGACTTATCAATAGTTTTCTGTTATGTCTTAAAGCATCGTATACTCCCTGTATTTGATATTTACGAGGGAGATGACAGCATATGGACTTCATATAATCCTTAACACCATCATATGATATCCCCTCATTTATCTCAAAGGGAGTTCCATAGTATTCATTATCAACAAATTTATATTCGTAATCTCTTCTCTTACAAAAAGCAATAATTTTATCTAATAGTCCAACATATATTTGCTTCTTTCTTAAATCAAATAAGTGTATCTCTCCATTCCAATGCTTATTTCTATACTGAGGCATGAACTTTGCACCCTCTACCTCAAAAGTAAAGTGGTCACGAAGTTCATAATAAACATGAGGTTCTGCTTCTATCTTAAGAAAAACCTCATTTGATTTTTGTATAACAAGATGACTCAATAACCCATACCTCCTATATGGGTATTTAGTTCACCTTGTCAAGCTTGAGTTCTACACCAAATATTTCCTGCTATAGAGATGCGTGGTTCTTCAGTTTCATAAAAAGGATATACCATATGTCTTAATTTTGCTGGAAAGAATACCATATATCCTTCATAAGAAGGATCTAAACGATAAGCAGTATTAACAACTTTTCCATACATATCTAAATGCTGAAACTCAAAGCATCCTACTTTCTTATCTTCTTCTCTTATTCCATCTAAAAATGGTAACTTATTCTGTTCTTTACAGTCATAAGGAATC